GTTGATAATGCGCGGGGCGCAGTTGTTATCCGCGTTTTTACAGAAAAAGGCCGTGGTCCCGCCCGCAACCAAACCCTGCTGACAACCGCCGTCAATGTGCTGGAGACACTCAACGATTCCACCAAGAGCACCACGGGCGTGTACTTCAAAGTTGGTGAAATCAACGGCCCAACATTTTCAGCCACAGAAGCATCACCGCACTTTATGGGCCGAATTGATACCTCTTACGTCGCTACTGTTCTTTCGTAGAAAGAGTAAAGACCGGCGCTAACCTGTATTAAGCCGGGCAGTGCCCGCCCACAAAGTCGTCTTTGGTAAGCCAATGGCCACCACCGTTCTGTCCGGCACGTCCGGCGCCCTCTACTACAAGCCCGCTGGAACCACCGGTACATTCGGTGAATCTGGCGTAAACACCGGTACTGACACCATTACCGTCGCCCCCTACCTGAACTTCAAGGCAGGGGATCCCGTGGTGTTCAGCATCGTCAACAGCCAAACCGGCGGCTCCGGCTCCGGCACGCTTCCTGCCGGTCTCAGCCTTGTTACCGTCTTTTACGTCAAAACCTATACGGCCAGCACCGGTGCACTGGTTGTCGCCACTGATGCAACCTTAGGCACTACGGTCGACATCACCGACGACGGCACCGTTGCCGCCCCCAACGAATTCCAAGTTGCTTACGCCGACTACGCCGTTGTCGGCCAAGTTCGCGACTGGAGCTTTGAAATCAGCCGCGCTGAAATTGACGTAACCACCATCGGTCAAACTCCTGGTCAGTACGTTCCTTTCCGCAGCTACATCTCTGGCTTCGGCGACGGTAGCGGCACTGCAACGGTTTACATGACCAATGAGGACGCCGCACTGTCCAACCGCATGATTGAGGACGTGCTGCAGCGCCAGCAAACCGGCGCCGCCTTCAAGCTGTACACCGACCGTGTGTTCAGCGGGGGCACCTTGAGCGAGAGCCTGAGCCGCTCTATCGCCTTTGATGCAGTGCTGACTTCGGCCAGCCTGAACATCAACCCCGACGACGCTCAATCGGTGACCGTCAACTTCCGTCCTGCCGGCACCCCCACCTTCGACTTCGCCACCACCTGATAATCTGCTGGTGCAGTCAGGTTCAGCACCCCGGCTTAACCGCCGGGGTTTTTTGTATCTAGTCCGCTACAGTAGTGCAAGAAAGTACAGGATTTCATGCCTGCCTCAATTCCAGTCCGCGCTATTGATCGCCTGCGTAAAGCAGCGAACCTGGAGCCGGTCAAAAAACAAGTTGAGTTGTCTGACGGCAGCGTTTTTGAGATGTGGGTGGCACCCCTAACGATGGCCGAGCGCGAACGCGCCCAAAAGCAAGCCAAGTCCGACGACGCCAACGCCTTTGCACTCCAACTGCTGATCGCTAAAGCCCTCGACGAAAACGGCAGCAAACTGTTCAGCGCCGGCGAAATCGACGTGCTGAAGAACGAAGTCAAGGACAAAGATCTCCAAGCTCTAATGCTGGCAATCCTGACTGACGACGGCGAGCCCATCGACCCCAAGAACTAGCCAAGGAGCTTCGCCAGGACAACTGGCTCCTGCTCCAGTTCGGCGTCGCCAAAGAACTTGGCCTGAGCCTGGGTCAAGTCCGCAGCATGATGACCGCCGAAGAACTCCTTGGCTGGAGCGCCTACTTCCAAATCCTGAACGAGGATCAGCAAAAAGAAATCGACAAGGCCCGACGCCGCCGCTAGCCCGGCGGCTTTTTAACGCCTTAAACTGAAGTACCAGAGTGTGACTAGACGCCGTGGCTGCCTACAGAGCTGACATCGAAATCGGCGTAAAAGGTCTAAGGCAAGTTGAACTGCTGCAACGTAAAGTAAAAGAAGTATCAGATACTATTACAGATTTAGCTTTTAAACGGTTTAATGTCAACGACAAATTACTAAAAAGATCCCAGTTTTTTGTCGACCAAGAACGTAAACTACTAGCCGCAAGAACAAAATACAACAGAGAGTTACAAACATCTGTCCGCTTAGCGGTCGCATTTGATCAAAAGGTACGCCGCTCTTTAGCTTTTGCGGCAGCAGCCCAACAAGTTCGGGCTAGAGCTTTACCGGGCAGTAGCCCTATTGGACTACTGCCAGCGCAGGCTGGGGCAACTGTGTTTCGCCGTGCTGAAAAGCGTGCTGCACGTATCGATAGTGCTTACGCTCGCCTAGCGGCAGCAGCCGAAGGCACCACAGGTGAATTTGTACGCATAGCCCAAGAAGCGCGTACGTTTAAAGCGCTGCCTGCTGCGGGCAAAGCAACAGTAAACTACTTCCAAATTGCTGAAACAGCCGCCCGAGCTATCGACAAGCAGAATGCGGCTAACGCTCGTTATACCGCGGCATTAAACAAACTAGCGACAGCCGCTGAAGGAACATATAGCACTTTTACGCGTTTTAATGCAGGGATGTCGAATATAGCCGGGTTGCTATCTCCAGCACGTATTGCTGGTTTACTGCCCGCTGGTATTGGTGGTCAACGTGCGCTACCTCCTGCACGTATTGCAGGCATGTTACCTCCAGCCGGATTTACGACAGCTACCGGTGGAGCACTACCTTTTTCTGCTGCAACAGGAGGAAGAGGAGTTACTGCGGGGCTTAACTTTAATGGATTTAGTTTTGGCCCCCGTGCGCAAAACATTGCCCTTGGTGCAGGATTTCCATTGTTGTTTGGCGGCGGACCCGGAGCCGTTCTCGGTGGTGCATTGGGAGGTCTAGTGCCAGGTAGAGGTGCTTTTGCTGCGCAAATTGGTCTCAGTGCTATCGGACAACAAATAGATCAATTTATTGCTAGAACAGCGGAAGCCGGGGTAGCACTTACATCTACAGCAAAAACAATGGAGTTTATGCGCGAGAAAGCGCTGTTTTCTAGTACGGCTGTTGAAGATCAAGCTATAGCTCTAGAAGAGCAGGGGGAGGTTACTAAACTTGCGGATTTACTTACCAAAGATTTAGCAAAGAGCATCGGAGGTGAAGGGGTACGCGCTTTACAAAACCTTGGGGACGAAACTAACAACCTTACAAAGGAATGGAACACTTTAACAGCTCAACTATTTGCACTTGTTTCAGGCCCGTTGGCTGCGTTCATTGGTGCGCTAAACAGTTTCCTTGGCGGAATCACAACTGAAAATCGTTTGGCTACTTTACGCCGAGAAGTTACACCAGCTCAACAAGCCCGCTTGGCACAAATTACACGCGAAGAACGCGGAGGCAAAAAAAGAAACGTACGAGGAGGCGGAACTGAATTTGTAGCCGGCCTTGAAACAACACAGGTGAGAGAGAACATCCTTAAACGCGCTGAAGCTGAAGGTATTACAGTGCCAGCACCTAAGGGAAGAGTTACGTCTGAGGATATTAGAACCATTACTCCTCCGAAAGGAAAAACATCCGCAGTAGATAAAGCAGCACAAGAAGAAGCTCGTATGCAGGCACGTTTGCAAAATCTACTGATTGAGACAAACGCAATACAAAAACAACAAAATATAAAAGAAAAAATAGCTCAAGCTGAACTTGTTAATGATAAGCAACTTGCCGTAAGACTTCAAGGCGAGGAACGAAGCCAGCAACTTGTTAATAATTTACAAAAGGCCCTTGTCGGTGTTACTGACGAACGCGAACGTCAAGCATTGCTTACCAAAACAGCGGCAGAACTTGATGCAGCGCAAAGCCGAACTGCCGATGAATTAAATAGGTTAGAAAACGAAAGAAAAACAGCTATCCAAGATGTGGTAAATCAGCTTGACATGGAACTACTACGACTTGGAGCAAACACAGACGCTAAAAAGCAAGCCCTGGAATTTCTTGAAATTGAAAACAAGCTTAAATCTCGTGGCATTGCACTGACTGATGCAGACGCAAAAGCATTACAAGATAAGCTTGCAGAAGTACAAAAATTAAGTAAAGAACAGGCTGCGCTTAATGCAAAACTTGAAATGGAAAAAGAGTTATACGAAAATATGGCTAATGCTGTTGCTAGTACATTTAGTTCAGCTTTTGATGCTGCCGTTAAAGGTACAGAAAATCTAGGCGAGGCCCTTAAAGGCCTTGGAGCTGATTTGCTGGCGACAATCGGCAAGATGCTAATTATGTATGGCATTGCCCAGGCACTTGGCGCAGCTGGCGGTACAGACGGGCGTGGAATCTTTTCTTTCCTTGCCAAGGGGTTTGGGTTTAAAGGGGCTAAAGAAGGTGCTTATTGGCCGGGTGGTTTTCAAGCTTTTGCTGACGGTGGCGTAGTAACTCGCCCGACAATGGGCTTGATCGGCGAAGGTGGCGAACCGGAATACGTGATCCCCGCCAGCAAGATGCGCACAGCAATGAGCCGCTACTCAGCCGGCGCCCGTGGTTCCGGTGTTATCCCCAGTGGTGGCGACCAAGCTGCTGGTGGCGGCACTGGCGGCGGTGTTGCCACAATGGAACCAATCGACGTTCGTTACAGCGTCGAGCGCATCAACAACGTGGATTACGTCACCGCCGATCAGTTCCAAGCGGGTATGGCGCAAGCCGCCCAGCAAGGCGCCATCCAAGGTGAACGCCGTGCCATGCGTACACTAACCAACAGCGCCGCTGCTCGCGGGAGGCTTCGGATCTGATGGAATTTAACTACGGCCATTTATTTGAGGTTGGTCCCGCAGGACAACCATCCTATTTTTTCCAGAACTTTAGGATCGGCGATCAAATCAATTACGACAACAAGGCTTACCTGTATTTACCGTTCGCTTTTGGCGGAGCAGTCGCTTCCCTGAAAGGTGACAATTTGGACGCCACCGTACAACTGGCCAATACCGAAATCACCCGCAACTGGGCAACACAAGCCATAGAAAATTTGTGGGTTGCCAAGGTCACAACAGTTCTTTGGTCAGAGGCAAATATCGCTAGAGCCTTGTATTCCTACTGGGGCGTAGCTGCCACCGGCAACTGGGATGAATCAAACATCCAAGTTACGTTAAACAGTGTCTTGGACGCTGTAGACGCAAACATTCCCGCCCGCAAGATAACGCGAAACTCTGTCGGCAACATTCCGTTTACCAGCTCTGTCCGTGTGTAGCCACCTGATTGGGCGCGCATACGAATACGGCAAGGACGATTGCATCCACCTTGTCGTAGAAGTGCTGCAGCAGCTCGGTCGGAATCCGCCTGCGGTCAACGACCGCTGGTACGAATTGACCCCGCGTCAACTGATCGGCGAAATTCGGGCATACTGTGTACCCATAGGCTTACCCGAGTACGATGGGGATATCGTATTGCTAGCGGCGACGCCACCTACGTTCGGAGTCTTATGGCAGCGTGGCATCCTATTCATCAATCCGTTGACTTTAACCGTCGACTGGAAACCGCCGGCAAGCCTTACGATCCGCCGCTCCTACCGTATGAAATCGCGCTGATCGAAGCGCTGGGTTGCAGCGAAGAGGAATATAAAACTTTTGTTCGTTACGCAGCGCAACAGGCAGGCGTTCGCCCTGCCGAGTACGAGCATATTCCAGAAATTTACGCTGCAGGCCCTTTGGGGGCTTTGTTTTACTTCGGAACAAAAGCAGCAGTAACCGCCGCAGCAGCAAAGAGTGCCACCACAATTATCCTTACAAACCTTGCAATCGGTATTGCGCTGACCGCTGCCAGCCTTTTGCTGGCACCAAAGCCGCCTTCGCTATCCGACAAGCGTATTAAGCAGCGTGAACTTAAAGATCAAATCGGGCCTACTCGATTTAGTCAAACTTCTTCTTTTGACAACATCGCATCGCTTGCCGAGTATGGACAAGCAATCCCTATTCCTTTTGGTAAATTCGTCGACGCTGACGATAAAGATGAAGGCGGCACAGGCGGATTAACACTGGCACCGGCTCTTGTCTGGAGCCGCGTCTACTCCTATGGCACCTACCGCGCATTTGAAGGTATTTACGTCGTCGGTCAATACGGACTTGCCCAGTCACCTGAAATTGCAGGTGTCCGCCTTGGGACTTTTGCACTTAACAATCTTCACACCGACGAGTACGCGCTGCTTTGGTCATCCAAGAATGGATCAAATCGCCCGAACCCCATCTCAAACACAGTTTTAATTGGTGGTTCACGATCTGAACAGCGTCATCAAGGTTTTTCGGGCAGAAGCAATCCGTTTACAGCACCAGACCTTGATGAGGACATCAGCGATGCTGCGTCAATGGCGTACTCGCCTCAAGCACAGGTGCAGTTTGGTACTGCCAATCCAATCGCAAACGGCACAGCTTACCGATACAACTGGGAAATTATCAGTGCCCCAGAGAGTAGTTTTGAAGGTGACGGGGGCACAGATGCACAAAGGGAAGTCCGTGCTCGGCGTAAAAAGATTGCCGGTAGCCAAGCTGATCAAGTAGGCGGCGACCCTACGGGAGAGTCAGGACAGCCTGGAATTGGCCGAGCCTACTCGCGCACAATGGGCCTGACCCATCACACTCCCGCGAACGGCGCACTTACCGCTTACAAAAACAAAGCAGTTGTAAACGTCACTAAAGGAGATTATGTACTGTTTCATCTTGTCAAACAAAAATGGAAAGATTTACAAGATGACTTTACCTATAGCGGGTACAAAACCCAAACCAACGTCAAAGACTTACGCGACACGTCGCGCAACTGGCGTGAGCAGGCATCCGACATGCTCAGTGTTGGCTCTGAATGGTTGATCGGCGCAACTGTTTGGCGCGTTGTTGAAAATCCGGGCATTGATAATGCCGGCAATATGTTTGCCGTTAAGCTGGAGTGCATAGAAATTCTTGGCGACACTCGCATAGGAATTGCAGGTGAACGAGCAGTTGACGAGACCCTAGTGGGGTATGAAGGTCAAAAGTTTGACCAAACTTTGCACTGCGATATAAACCACTGGTCGTTGTGCCGTTACTTTTCTTCTACTATTCGCCCGGTTCGTAGAGATACTCAAGTTATTGAGTTTGGCATTCGTTCGCAGGTGTGGAATCGAGCAGACGGCCTGTGCAACTTTAGCGTCATACCCACTCCAGCAAAGCTTGACCGCCTAGATCGCAAAGACGTTACGCTTACGACACCACGTCAATCGCGCTATTTCAATCGCGCAAGTTTTTTCCAGCTTGCAGTACGCTCCGTACCCACTGGCGCGCAAACGTCGGATTGGTCCGTTATCCCTCAGTTGTTCTGCGTAGTCGGCAGAGCACCTGTGGATCAGCATAATTACATCAGGGTTAAAGCTTCAGACACTGCTTACTACGAGTATAGATTTATCCCCAAGAGCGGCGCGGACATTTACCACAATTACAGCACTGCCAGAGTGTGGCGACTTAAGGCAGACGAACAAACAGTCCTCCAAGGTAGACGTGGGTCTTTTCACATACAAACAAACGGCATTGAACTGGATGTAGCGAATCTACTTGATTCGCCTGAAATGCTCACAGATAAAAGTGATGTTGCTAATGTACCCACTACACTCCCAACAATTAAGACGCCGGCCGCTGTTGCCGTGCATAAAACTAGAGTCAACAGAGGCGACAACAAACAAGTTGTTCAGGCGTGGCTAACGCATCTGTTTGGAAAAGCCACTAATAACGATACACGCGGAAAAACCAAAAAAGAAACGTTTACTCTTACAAAAGATGGTAACTTGAATGACACGATACAGCTGACCGTAAAAGCTACGTCAACGAAAAACAAAGACAAGCCAAAAGACAGCTACAATTACTATACGTGGCAAGTAGTTGAATATACTGTTGACAGCTACACGGGAAACTGGCCGGAAGGCACAAAAGGTGAAATTACCGTTTCAGGTGTTTACGCTATTAACAATCCGTTTGCCATCAAGTATCGCTATGACGTTATTACGTTGGTTTTTAACGTTACTCAAGTCAATGAAATTATCCAAAAACCTAAGGACGCAGATGTAAGCACCGCCGAGCGATCCTTCGAGATTGGAACAGGCGTTGCGGATTGTAGTTATTTTACCGAAGTAACCAAAAGCAATTACAACGGCCCCGAGCACGAAATTGTGTATGTCAACGAGTACGTTGAAAACGAAGAAACGCCCACGTACCCAAATATGTCCGTGGTGGCGTTAAGTCTAAAGAGCAGCGGGCAAGTCAGCAGCGTGGATCAAATGCGGATGTGGGTGCCAGATGGCATCAGTGTCCCTCGCCTGCTCGAAGGTACTGACGGACCAAGCAATTTGTTTGCTGACGCTGTTATGTATTTACTTAAGAATACCGAGCAAGGTTTAGGCAAAATTATTCCTACCGACCTAATCGACGAAGCTAGCCTGAGAACTACAGCAAAATTTCTTCGCGCCAACGAGATCTTCTTCGACAGCGTTATTGAAGAATCCGAAAACCTTCGCTCGTTCTTGTACAACGCAGCGTCTTTACAGCTGTGTAACTTTACGATCAAGAATGGTCGCTTCGGGATGATGCCTGCTTTGCCCTACGACGCAAACGGCAAAATATCTACAAACCCAATCGAAATTGAACAGATTTTTACCGCAGGCAACATTATCGAAAACAGCTTGCAGCTCAGCTACCTTGATGCCGCCCAACGAGTGGATTTCCAAGCAGTCGTAACCTGGCGCGAAAACCTTAAATATGATCTTCCTAATCAACGCTCTGCCACTGTTTACTGGGCCGACGCTGCCGGCGACACAGTCAACCAGCAAACTTACGACTTGTCCGAGTTCTGCACGAGCAAAAAACAGGCTCTTCTGACCGCAAAATTCCTGTTGTCCGCAAGACGAAGAATTACCCATAGCATTGCGTTTAAGACTTCACCTGACGGCCTGAACATTCAGCCTGGCTCGTACATTCGTGTCATCACCACTAGCACCACCTACTCAGCGCAAAACAACGGCGTAATCACCGACGCTGGCACGCTTTTCTCCGTTGAGGCAATTCCAGACGGTGACTACAAAGCACTGGTTTACAACCCGCAGTCCGGTGAGATTACAGAAAAACAAATTACTATCGCTTCTAACACTGTCTCGAACACTGACGTGTACGGCTGCCTATTTACGCTGATTTCCCAGCAGGTCAACCAAGCCGTGTATCAAGTCGAGCAGTTAACCATCGAAGAGGACGGCTTGGTCAGCATTGCTGCTGTCCACGTTCCCGTAACCGCAAGTGGCGCTAGCCTAGTTGCAGACGATGTGCTAAACGGCAATTTTGAGGAGAAGGAGTAATGACATTTCCCTCATTGACGCCCACAAGCCGCGAGTTTGCGCCTGGTGACTGGCCAGTCAAACGGTTCAGCTCGCAATCTGGATCCGAAATTCGCATCCTGTACGGCAACCAGCGCACCAACGCAAAACTGGGCCTTGGCTACGACAACATCAGCGACACCGAGGCGCAGCAATTTTTGACTGATTACGACGCCCAACTTGGCACTTTGCGCACGTTTGACCTCCCAACGGAAGTTGCGGCCGGAACATCCGTCGCCATGGGAGCACCTGCTGGCACCAAGTGGCGCTATGAGTCAGAACCGCGAGTGCGCTCTGTACGCCCTGGCATTAGTAGCGTTACAGTAAGCTTGGTGGCGGTGTTCTGATGGCCAAGATCTACACCGGTAAAGATGGGCGCTTGCTGATCGACGGCAAGGAGCAGCTCAAAGTCACTAACTGGACGTTAACTGGTTCGCTTGAAATGCTGGAAAGTACCAGCCTTGGCGAATCGCAACGCACCTACGTCCCTGGTGTGCAGGAATTTAGCGGCAGCGCCACACTGCTGTACTACAAAGACGATAACGGCCGAAACGATGCAGCTACTGCACTACGCAGGGTGCTGCGCGTACAAGGGGTATCCAGCAGCGCTACCGCGACTTTCAAGCTACGGCTTGTGGATGGTGACGCAAACAGCGATGTCTCTTTCCCTGGGTATATCACCAGTGTCTCGTATGGCGCCAGTGTTGGTGAGATTAGTTCTGCTCAAATAAGTTTCCAGGCAACTGGCTCACTACTGAGCGTGACGATCTGATGGGCATCTACCTTGGCAATATCGGCAACATCGAACTGACCCGTCGATCCTTCGAGGGCAGCAAGAACTCGGTTGTTAATCCAGGCGATGTCAATTATCAGCGCAATCGCTTCAGTTTTGATTTTGCTGAGGGAATGCTGATCACGGGTGATTTAATTAAGATTACAGCGACAGACGACAGCAGCCTTGATTTTATTTCCGCTAGCGGTTGGGGCGATAACGCACGACATTCTGTTGGCAAGTGGTATATCCACGTTGATGAGCTGGGCTCCATTCGTCTGTACAACAATTTTGATGACAGCTTGGAAGGTAGTGCTGCAGGCTTAGTCGAGCTGGAAGAGATCAGCCGCGACATTCCAATTCTTGTTGAAGTTGAAGAAACCACCGGCCGCTTACTTGCTTCCATTACTGATTACGAACTGAACACCGCACGCGAAACAGTCGACATCACAGCGCTTTCTGACGAGTATCGCCAGCAGTACAGCAGCCTGATTACCGGCAGCGGCCGGCTTACGGCTCAATGGGATTACGTCAACGAGATAGAGCAAGAGCCGATTAACTACTTAATGCAGTTGGTGCTGCGCACTGAAATCGGCGCTGGTTTCCACGCCAAGTTTTACATTAAAACCGTTGGAGCCACCGCGTCAGCCGGAGCGTTTGCTGGCACGCAAACCAACGATGCACTGTGGTGGGAGTTTGATGCATTGGTCACCGGCAGCGCCACGGGCTTTACGCCAGGCGACATCGTTGTTAGCACAATCGATTTTGTAGCCACCGGTCCAATCAAGCTTCGGGCTAGGACGACCCCGCGTCGCCGACTGCTGCAGGAAGCAGGCGACCCGATCCGACTGGAGCAAAAAACCGGAGATGGCTATCTGTTGTTGGAGGACAGTGATGTCTAAAATGACAGCATCGACTGGCGAGCGCGTAAGTGGCTGACCTCCGAATTAGTGAGCTGTTGCAGCTTACAGGCTCAAACCTGGGCGCAGGCGACTTTCTGGCTGTAGCCGACACGAGTGCCAGCGAAACCCGCAAAATTACTGTTACTAATTTTCTTGAAGCGGCGTCAGCGCTAATTGCAGACGACACTATCCCTAGTGCCAAAATTTTGTTTGTTGGCGGCTCAATCCCCGGAAGCGCGCTAGAAGGCGAGACCGTTGACACTTCGCAGATTGCCAACGAAGCAATTAACGCCGCAAAACTTGCCGATAACTCCAGCGTTCACCTTGTAGCAGCACTACCTGCTGCGGGCGATTTTGTCGGTCAAATTGCACTTGATACTGACGACCTGAAGATTTACTGCTGGAACGGATCGTTATGGCAGTCGATTAAAGCAGCGGGCAGCGTCAACACAATCGTTGGTGGTGATGCCGGTGTAGTCAACGTCACTACATCGCAGGTCGGTGATACGGTCACAATCAACACCACACTTGACGACACCACTGCAGCAAGTCAATTCCTTGCAGGACCAACCTCGAGCGCTGGTGCAACAACGTTTCGAGTTATCGAAGGTGACGACTTACCGGCTCCCACCACGACGGCAAAAGGTGGTGTAGTCGTCAACGGCAACGGACTGACTCTTTCGGGTAGCACCCTGGCAATCGACAATACTGTCACCGCCAGCGCTACTAATCACGTTGTCACGTACAACGCGCAAGGTTTAGTAACAGGTGGTCGTGCTATTCAAGGTAGCGACGTACCCGTAGCCACCGCTTCAACTCTTGGTGTCGTCGCTCCTGGGTCTGGGCTTACCGTAAATGTTTCAGGCACGATTGATCACAGCAACACCGTTACACCAGGCACATACGAAAAAGTTACTGTTGACGCTCAAGGTCACGTCACTGCTGGTGCCGAACTTACTAGCGCTGATCTTGCTGATGTTGAGTTCAGCGCTACTCAAATTACAAGTGGCACGATTAGCGCTGACCGTTTTGCAGGCAATTCAATCAGCGGCTCAAAACTAAGTAACTTTGCTGTTACGCAAATTGGCGGTGCCAGCTCCACTGATAATGTTGTTGTCTTTCCTACTCCTGATCATACCGGACAGTATTTTTATGACTCACTAAACAGTGACCTGTACCTGTACGACGGTAACGCATGGCAACCAATCACGATCACTGCCGGTGAAATCATTTTTGCTGGTACGTTTGATGCCTCAGCCGGAAGTGGTACGGGTCTGATTGCAACTTTGACAAGCGCAGGCACTGCACTAGGACTCAGCATAAACACTGCGCTTCCCGCCGCCGCAGCGACAAACACTCGGTACTACTTTGTTGTCAGCACTGGCGGCACAATTACAAGCGGTAATGCACCTAGCGGAGCGCTTGCACCGCCTGACATTATTCTTTCGGATGGTACCCAGTGGACGGAAATCAATGTTTCGTCGACAGTGGCGGCGCAAACCGCAGACAATATCAACCTAAATCCGCAAGGAAGCTTTACTGGCACTAAAGTTCAAGATGCCTTAGAAGAGCTGCTTACTGATAAAGCTGATCTTGACGGCGCTACTTTTACAGGAAACGTAATTCTTGACGCCAGCAGCCTGGTTTACGACACGGGAACGTTTAATACAACAATTTCCGCTGCTACGGGTACAGCGGCCAGAACAATTACTTTCCCGGATGTCACCGGAACGGTTGTAACAACCGGAGACACTGGCACTGTAAGTAACACAATGCTTGCAGGCAGTATTGCCTATAGCAAGCTTGCGACGCTAAGTAGCGGCAACATTATTATTGGCAATGGAAGTAACGTCGCTACATCAACAGCAGTTACGGGTGATGTCACTATTAGCAATACCGGCGTCACGGCGATTGCATCTGACGTAATCGTCGACGCTGACATTAAAAGCGATGCCGCTATTGCATTTAGCAAGCTGGCGGCACTATCAAGCGGCAACATCCTGGTCGGTAATGGCAGCAATGTTGCCGCATCCGTTGCGATGTCTGGTGACGCGACACTCAGCAACGCTGGCGTGCTGAACTTAGCGACGATTGCCGACAGCAAACTCGCCACTATCTCTACTGCTGGCAAGGTCAGCGGCAGCGCCATCACCAGCGGCACCATCGGCGGCACAACCATAATCAACATCAGTGGTGCAATTACAACATCTGGCGCGGTAACCGTAACGGGCGAAACCACCCTTAAGGAGATTAAAGAAACCGTATACACACTTGCTACTTCAGGCACCACTGCTCTAGACCCAGCAAACGGCAGTATTCAAACAACAGCGCTAAGCGGTAATATTACGTTTACAGATTCGCTGGAAACCGGACAATCAATACTGCTTTTGATTGCCAACGACGGCAGCTACACGGTGACATGGCCCACAATTACGTGGCTTACAGCAAACGGCAACGTAGCCCCAAGCTTGGCAACACGCGACATGATCGCAGTGTTTAAGGTGGCAACCACGTTGTACGGCGCTTTCCTTGGGAGCTACGCATAATGCTTAACAAAGCAATTCTGGCTGCCGCTGCGGCCACTGGCACTCAAGACGATTACTGGATCGCAAAACTATCTACAGCAAGCAACAATGAATACATTAACGGCATTGCCGCCACAAGCAGTGGAGACACGTACTTCACTGGTCGTTACACCAACACGAACGCATACGCTTTAGTTGGAAAACTAAACGCAGACGGCACTCTTGCGTGGCAGCGCACGCTTGGCAATACGTCTGAAAATCAAATTGGCCAAGATGTCGCATTAGACAGCTCCGGCAACATTTACGTCGTTATTTCTGAACAAGGGTTTATCCAGGCAACTTACATAGCCAGCTATACAGCGTCTGGCACGATTCGATGGCAGCAAAAAATTCAAGGCTGTTTGCTTAAAAGAATTGTTGTCGACTCTTCGGGCAACAGCTACGTCGCCGGCTACCTCACTTACGGGTATCCCAGTGCAGAAGCAGGATTCCTGGCCAAATTCAACTCATCTGGCACACTTCAATGGCAAAGGCGCCTTAATGACGGCTGGTCAACGCGCTTTGACGGCTTAGCGCTGGACGCTGACGGCAATCCACTGGTTTGCGGGTATCACCTTGTATCTTCGTACAGACGGTTCATAACCGCCAAGTACAACTCTTCTGGAACTGTTCAGTTCCAGCGAGAGATTTCGTTGACGGGGGATACGTGCTCTGCCTATGCGATAACAAGTGACTCCTCCTCAAACGTATACGTGTTCGGATACTTAGGCGGTGATCTGTTTGCGGTCAAGTACAACAACTCTGGTACGCTGAGCACATACCAAGCAATAGATAAATCAATCCAGGACATTTATGATGCAGCTACAGATACAAGTGGCAATTTGTATGTAATTAGCAGCCACGCTATCGGCACTTATTTTTCCGGCACTGAAAGGCGAAAAGATATTTACGCGGTTAAATTTGATAGCTCGTTGGCAGTCACTTGGCAAAGATATTTGGGCACAACCAACAGTGAAGAAGGGTACGCAATATCAACTAAATCGTCTACTGGAATGTATTTAGCGGGACTGACGTACTCCAACACAACAACTGCACCAAATGGCCTTGTTGCTTTTCTGCCGGCAAGCGGGCTGTTGACTGGTACTTACGGAAGCTACTACTACGACAGCGTTGCTTGGTCGACGACCAGTCGGTCATATCTAGCCACTACACCGTCAATGACTAACACCACGACGACGCTGACAGTATCGTCTGCCTCGCTAACTGACGCCGCCGTTACACTGACAGTAACAAAAACTGACGTGCAATGATTGCTTTTCTTTCTGATCCTCAAACGCCGATCGGGCGCCCTCAGCTGCAAAAGCGGTATCCCAATGTCAGCTTTCCTGCTGACCTTGAAAAAGCAGACCTCAGCACCTACGGGGTAATCAGCATCCGCGAAGTGCCAGCACCGGATTACGACTACCGCACCGAGCGCGTGGTGCAACTACCGGTCGAAGAAGTCGATGGCGTGTGGACCCAGCGCTGGGACGTGCAGCCACTGTCGCAGGAAGAGCAGCAGCAAATTACGGACAACCAAGCTAGTGCGGTACGCCATGAGCGCAATGCACGCCTAGCCGCTTGCGACTGGACACAACTGCCCGACACCGGGCTTGATGCGCAAGTACGCATCAACTGGGCGAAGTACCGCTCCGAACTGCGCAACGTGCCATCCCAAACCGGATTCCCGTGGAGTGTTACTTGGCCACAACAGCCTGAGTAACCTGTACTTACGGCACCGGCACCATGATCTACCCCGCTACATACGACATCACGATCCTGCAAAACGCAACGTGGACCGGGACGTTTAGGGCGACGCAAAACCGGCAAACGCTGACGGGTATCAGCATTAACGCTGGTACGCCGACGTTTAATTGCACCCTCCACGGCTACAGCGCTGGCGACAAGGTGGTGTTTACCGGTGGCACGTCGGTGCCAGCTGGTCTAACAATTAATGCCGTGTACTACGTCATTTCCACTGGTTTGACTGCAGATGCGTTTCAAGTAAGCGCTACCAGTGGCGGCAGCAGCATCAGTGTCAGCGGTAGTGCCGCCGGTACGTTTTACGTAGCAGAGCCCCTGGATCTAAATGGCTACACCGTAGATGCAGACATCAAGGGCTTGATTGATCTGGTGCAGGTTGCAACGTTTACACCCGCATTGACTGATGCAGCCAATGGCGAGTTTACGTTGACTTTGACGCCTGCAACTACGGCCGGTTTAACCACAGGCCGCTATGGCTACGACGTGTCTCTAACTCAAGGCAGCGGCGCCCGTTACTATTGGCTTACCGGTATTGCCACGGTGCAAACCACCTACTCGCGGAACTGAGTCATGGCTGACGTGCAAATTGCGGTTATTGATCAGCAAAACACGCAAATTGCTGTCATTGATCAACAAGATACGCAGATCGTATTAGCTGC